CGGTAACGGAGCGAGGCGTTTGATCCCCATCCTCACACTGTGCGCCTTCATAGCGTGGACCCCGGCGTGGGACTTCATTGACGAAGCCCCCGCTGAGTTCCACTACTTCTATGAGGATGCCCTACCGGGGATCGTGGCGTGGAACAGTGAGCAGGAGGTGTGCCGGGTAGACTACGACACACCGCACACGTACAGTGTGGCTGGGTTCGTGACCGGCCCTGATGGTGAGCTACTCATCGGACCAGAGAGTGAAGACCTCACCGTGATCTGGCCTGTGCCTGAACCTGATACCACGCTGATGCTGCTGGCTGGGTGGGTGATGCTGACCTACCTGTTGTACCTGAGAGGGAAGTATGGCAAAGACAGCTAGAGACTCATACCTCCGTCGCCGCTACGGCATCACCGAGGCTGAGTACGAGGCCATACTAGAGTTGCAGCAGGGTGCGTGCTTCATCTGCGAGAAGGTGCCGAAGCCTGGACAACGGAGGCTCCACGTAGATCACCTTCATGTACTGAAGGATAAGAAGCAGCCCCCTGAGGAAACAAGGAAACGAGTACGAGGTCTGCTCTGCTGGAGTTGCAACGGAGCGATAGGCAAGTTCAAGGATTCAATCACACGACTAAGAGCAGCAGCCGCGTATCTTGAAGAGCTACCGGCCCAACAGATACTGAGAAAGAAGGAGACAGACAATGGGTAAACAGATAGACCATACAGGTGACCGTCTGGTATTCGATATCGAGGTGTCACCCGCTATCTACTGGCTGTGGCGGGGTGGGTACGGCATCAACGTACCGACGGGGAACCTTCTTGAAGAACCGAAGGTGATCTGTATCTCGTACCAGTGGGAGGGGGAGAAGACTATCCACCACCTACAGTGGGACGGCAAGCAGAACGACAAGGCGATGCTCAAGAAGTTCATCCCGATCATGCAGTCGGCGGGGATAGTCATCGGCCACAACTCAGACAACTTCGACATCAAGTGGCTGCGGACGCGGTGCATGTTCCATCGTCTGCCCTGCCCACCTGACTTCATCACCATCGACACTTGGAAGCAGGCGAAGAAGTACTTCCGCCTGCAAGGTAACGGCCTCAAGTACATCGCCAAGTTCCTCGGCCTTGAGGGTAAGATCGAACCGCGTGCTGGCCTATGGCAGGACGTGGTGTTCAGGAAGAACAAGGCTGCGCTGGTCGAAATGTTGGAGTACTGCGACCGCGACGTCGACCAGACCATGCAGGTCTTCCAGATCTTCGTACCCTACACCGGCGCCGTCGGACACAAGGGTCGGAGCATGCAGGATTGTGCTCACTGTGGCGACAGCAACACAGTGTGGGAGAAGGATCGAACATCGACAGCGGGACAGAAGCGAACGCAGTTCCGCTGCACCAAGAAGGGTTGCCTCAAGTATGGTACTGTGGCAGCAAGCAAATGGTACAACAACACCAAGATTAAATAACAGGAAGAGAGATGAATATCGAGGAGGTAATTGCCATGAGAGTGTATTTGTGCGGTCCCATGGCGGGATGTACCGATGAAGAGGCAGGAGAATGGAGGAAGGCTGCGACTACGCACCTCAACTCCTTCGGCATCACGACCCTAGATCCAATGGATCGTGACTACCGATACACTGAGTACGGGGATGACCCGGAGAGTGTGCTACCTGCCCTAGTGGAAGAAGACAAGATCGACATCGAGATGTCGGACGTGGTGCTTGTCAACTACACCAAGGCCAGCACTGGCACAGCTATGGAGATCATCATAGCGTGGCAGCGGGCTAAGCGTGTGATCGTTGTGAACCCCTTGGGGTTGCAGCTATCTCCCTGGATCCACTACCATGCCCACAAGGTGTATGGTAGCATGCACGAAGCGTACGATCACATCGTGCAGTTCAACAACAGGATCACATCATGAACGACGCAGCGAGAGTCGAGATGTTTCTGGATAAGGTAGCCGAGAGGCCCCTAACGACATTCGAGGCGGCGTATGATGTACGCCTGCTGATGAGTATCTTCCCTGAAGTGAACATGGGAGTTGAGCTGAGGCTCGCCTTCCGCCGCCAGGAGAAGAAGGATCCGGAGGCTAACAGCATGCGTACGCTAGCCCAGCACATGGCAGCAGAGCTACTGGGATTTGACGAGTGAGGAACTGGCGCGACTGGTTCGTCCCACCTAATGATGCTGAGCCTGCCCATGTGACAGAGGATGACATCAGGACGACCGCTGGGGCAGGGCACATAGGGGAGGATAAGCCCCTCCACCTCAGGAAGAAGCTGCCTCCCAGGTGCGCCTCATGCAAGAAGTTCGTGGGCTATGCCACGGGCATGCACCTGATGATCAGCTCGGAGTGGAGGATCCATATCTCCTGCTTCGCTGAGGTGCTGGAACGCCACTACGAGGAAGGAGAGGTGATTGACCTCACCACTGGAGCCATCCATAGCGTGGATGAGTTCACAGATTGACCCGCAACTAGGGGTTGCAATCTTTTGAGATAAAAGCTATAATTGAGACCAAGGAGAGAGAATGAGTAAAGACATGGTGAACAGCCCGGCCCACTACAACCAGACAGAGCTGGAGTGCATCGACGCGATCAAGTATGCACTGGGTGAGGAAGGCTTCGTTGCGTACTGTCGTGGGAACGCCATCAAGTACAACTGGAGAGCAGGCCACAAGATCAACTCGGTTGAGGATCTGAAGAAGGCTGCGTGGTACTGCCGCATGGCGGCGGGGGATGATCCACGAAAGGATCCTGACTACGACAAGACACCTCAGAGGATGGAACCTGAGTGCGCGCACGGCCTCACACGATGCAGCACCTGTACTGACTGGCATTGGGTGCCGCCTGAGTGTGACGAGAGGGAGTAATGGCGTTTGACGACAGCCTCAGTATCCAGCGATGGGACGCCTTCTTCATGGAGATGGCTTACCTTGTGGCTTCCAAGTCCAAGGATAGGTCTACGAAGGTAGGGGCCGTGGCGGTGGGGGAGGGCCACACCATGCTGTCCATGGGGTACAATGGCTTCGTCAGGTTCTGTGACGACGAGGATGAGGCACGCCATGCGCGCCCCGAGAAGTACCACTGGACCGCCCACGCTGAGCTGAACGTCATCTGCAACGCAGCACGCAGCGGCACCAAGCTACTGGATGCCGTGATGTACACCACCTCCCACCCTTGTACCGAATGCGCCCGAGCCATAGTGCAGGCGGGGTTCAAGGAGGTGATCATCCCCTCCAAGGAAGATGATCCGTTCTGGGAGAATGGACGGTGGGGTGAGTGGGAAGAGAACTTCAAGAAGGCCCGAGAGATACTACTAGCAGCACAAGTGAGGATCATAGACCATGTCATTCGATAAGAAGGGGAGCTGGGTAGGCAAGACGAAGGAGGAGGTAGAAGCCTTCGTGGCCTCGCTGGACGAGGAGATGCAGGCCATCCCTCCGCAGCTACAAGCACAGATCCAGGCCCTGGGTGATCAGGTGCTGGGTGCCAACAGCGCCCTGGTCAAGTCCAACAAGAACAGGACGATAGCACTCTCCAACATCCTGGCTAAGGGAGTGAAGCCAGTAGACATCGTGATCCCTGTGTACGGTGGGCTGCATGTGCTGGCCCCGTGTATCGCATCCATCATCCAGCGTACCGGCTGGCCCTACAAACTCATCATCGTTGACGACGCCACACCTGATGGTAGCACCCAGCAATGGCTGACTGAGTGGGCCAAGGAGAACCCTGACCACACCGTGCTGTTCAACAAGAAGAACCGAGGCTTCGCCGCCACCGTCAACCGGGGCATCGAGGCAGGGGAGAACGAGTACATCTGCGTACTCAACTCAGACGTGCTGGTCACAGGCGGCTGGCTCTTCAAGATGGTGCTGGCTCTGGAGACAGACCCACGTAACCAGATCGTCAACCCCTGCACCAACAACACAGCAGTCATCAACATCCCCATGCAAGAGGGGTATGACTACAACGATATGAACCGGGCCTTTGAGAAGTTGTCTTCTCATTCCTACCCGGAGATCATGCCTACGGGCTTCTGCTTCTTCATGCCTCGCTCCCTGGTGGGTGAGATCGGCACCTTCGATGAAGGCTACATCTCCTACGGGGAAGAGACAGACTTCTGGATGCGAGCCATCACCCGTATCGTGAAGGGGCAGGTGACCAACTGGAGGGCAGTGCTGGCCGACGACACCTACATCTTCCATGAGAGAGGGACATCGTTCAGCGTGATGGGCGAAGAGGAACACATGGGGTACCGGAAGTCAGGGTCCAGTAGGTTCCACAGCATCTGGCCTGGGTTCAAGGCGTGGGAGAAATCCTTCGACGTCCGGAAAGACCTCGCCACCCTCCGCACACCTGTTGCGACTGAACTCATCAAGAAGGAGAACCCACTCTACAGCATCTGTTTCGTAGTGTACAGCACCGAGAACTGCGGCGGCATGAAGGTGATCGCTGACATCGTCAACCACCTCAATGAAGTAGGGGTGGCGGCGAAGGTCGCCCACGTCAAGCGCGACCCAGCGATGAAGAAGAACGTGCTGCCTGCGTTGCGGACAGAGCCCATCGTATTTGAGGGCGTGCCTGACTTCGTGAACAACTTCGAAGACCGGGTGTTCAGCGAGGGCATCGTGGTAGCAGGGACCGGTGAGCTGATGCCTCTAGTGGCATCGGTAACCAACGGCAAGCCCAAGCTGACCTCGATCCACTTCTCACAGAGCGACGACCTTTCCATCGCACCCACCAAGCAGATGAAGGAGTCGATCAGGCACGCCAACAAGCTGGCTGACTTCACCTTCACCAACAGCAAGTGGACTGCGAAGAAGATGAAGAAGTCTCACAAGGTACACGGCAGCATCAACCCAGGGTATGACAACCTCATGTTCTTCCCCAAGGGTAGAGAGACAGGCGACGAACGACCCACCGTGCTGGTGTCGCTCGGCAATCAGGTGTACCCCTTCAAGGGGCACGACCGTGGCGTCGATCTTTGTGCTCACCTCCACAAGCTAGCCAAGGAGAACGGCAAGGAGATCCGGATCTTGGCTAACGGTGTGGACGCAGTATCAAATGCCCCCTACATCGTAGGGTTGGGCATCCTGTCTCAGACGAGGTTCGCCAAGGTGCTGGGCACAGAGGTGGACATCTACGTAGACCCCGCCAGGAACCACAGCTATGGGCTACCCTCCCTGGAGGCGATGGCCTCCGGTGCGGTGCCGGTGTGCTGGAACAACAAGGGCATCGAGGAGTACGCGGTAGACGGGCTCGATGCTGTCATCGTACCCAACAAAACAACGTCCGAGGTGCTGGGTGATAGGATCTACAGCCTCCTGTTCAACGAGCCGAAGAGGATGGAAGGTCTTCGGACAGAGGGCCAGAAGACTGTTCGGAAGCTAGGGAGACAACAAGGGGTACTCGACTTCGTCAAGCTGTTGGAGGAGAAACTTGAGCTTAGGTTTGACTCCAAGAGGATTGCGATCATCACCCCCCACCTACGGAAGCACGGTGGTCCGACTACGATCCTGAACACAGCGAACCTCTTGAGGGAGGCAGGGCACAACGTAGCCCTCTACTCCATCCACACGGACATCGACCCTACCATTCAGAAGAGCTGCAAGGTACCGCTGCGGCTGGACTGGAAGAACATCCCGCCGTGTGACGTGTTGATCTCCAACTCCGACAACGAACACAACGCTGCGTTCTTGGAGATGGCACACGTCAAGAAGAAGATCATGCTCAAGCTGTCACACAACCCCAGGTTCCAGGCACTAGAGGCTGACTCGCTGAACTTGAAGTGGGACGCCATAGCCACCAGTACACAGTGGCTGGAGGCTGCGTGTAAGACAGTGACCGAGGGGTGGGAGTACAACACCCACAAGAACGCACAGCGGGTGGGGTGGTACCACTACGGACATGAACTGTTCAGTAAGACCGGCACCCGTCGTAGGTTTGGCAACAAGGACGATGGCCTCACCTTCGGCACGCTGATCCACGCGCACCCCCTCAAAGGGACTAACGAGGCGTTGCAAGTCATGGAAGCCATGGCTAAGAAGTACCCCGGTAAGCTCCAGATGGTGGGGGTAGGTGAGGTGGTCGAGTTTGCCAAGAACAAACCTGACTGGTTGAACTACCTACTCAGCCCAAGCAGAGAAGAGATGGCAAGCATCATGAGTCAGGTAGACATCTGGATCGTCGCATCACACTCCGAAGGGCTAGGGCGCATGACGTTGGAAGCCATGTCCGCTGGGTGTGCCATCGTATCCACAGACACAGGGGCTGAGTTCCTACGGGATGGCACGAACTGCCTGCTCGCCCCGGTGGGTGACGTCAACGGGCTGACGGCGTGTGTTGACATACTGTATCACCAGACATCAACCAAGGAGAAGTTGGTCGCCGCCAGCTACGCGACAGCGAACTCAGCGGCTGACCCCACAGAGTATGTGAAGAGCTGGAACAAGATCATAGGAGGTTTGTTTTGAACCAAGAACAAATGACCGAGAAGATTGAGAACGCGTATCAGTACGCAGCACCAGGGAAGTTCAAGAATATCAAAGAGGCGTTGCAGGTAGCAGCCTCGGCCCTCCGATATTTGACGAACCAGTGCGAAGACATGGAGACAATAGAGGTGCCCGGTGAAGACGGACCCGAGAGTCGCTCTAATCATTGAGGGTGTGCGGAAGACTCACACCTCTCTGTTGTGGTTCCCTAAAGAGGTGTACCCTTCCTCGAAACCGGCATGCTTCGGGTGCCTCCCGGCCTCTGGTTCGGACGATCCGATAGTGCTATTGGAAGACTGCCCATACCTCGCCGCGGCAAAGGAGTTGGAAGATGACAGTAACTAGAGCCATAGCAATTAGCACATACAACCGAGCTGACCGGCTTGGTGAGGTGATAGAAGGTGTGCTATCCACGATGCCCAATGAGACTGACGTTTTCATAGTAGATGACGGCAGCATCGATGGGACCAAAGACAAGGTGTTTGAGTTCAACAATGTAGTACGCTACTACCGTGGCCCCAACCTAGGGGTGGGTACCAACAAGACACGCTGCCTCTACCTCATGAAGAACCACCACTACAGTTGCATCCTTGAGGATGACCTCGTACCTACGGAGAAGCTGTGGTTTGAGACATACGAGGG